TCATCGGTCAAGACGGTAAAACACCATCCACAGTTTATTACGAGGCAGAATCAGAAGAAGATGCCATGACTAAAGTAATGGATGGAGCGGATGTTCCGAAAGAAAATGTTAAAAGTATTAAAGAAATCGACAAAAAGGACATTCCAGAGAAAAAGCCAGTCGATGAAGTCAATCACAAGGACCCAAAAGATCCTGAAGATAAGAAAGACGAATTAAATCACTCCAAGGAGGAAGAAAAAAAGATGGAAAAAACGAAAGAACAATTGGCGGCTGAAGAAGCACTAAAGCATGCCGAAAAGACCGTTGAAGAAGTATTCAACACATTAAATGAAGAACAAAAATTAGCAGTGTATGCATTAATAGGTGCAGCACTAGAAGAAAGCGATGGAGGAAAAGAAGAAATGAAACAAAATTTATTTGACAAAGAAACAGATGTTAAGGAAGAAGATGTCCTTACACACGCGGAATTCCAAGCAGCACTTGAAGATGCTAAAAAGGGTGGTTCTCTAAGAGATGCTTTCCTTGCACATGGTATCGAAAATATTGACACGTTATTCCCAGAAGTACAAAGTTTAAACAGAACTCCTGAATTAATTTCAAGAGATATGGAATGGGTTGCAACAGTTATGGCTGGAGTTAATTTCAAGNGATATGGAATGGGTTGCAACAGTTATGGCTGGAGGATCCAAATCACCTTTCTCAAGAGTTAAATCAACAGCTGCAAACATTACTGCAGATGAAGCAAGAGCAAAAGGTTACGTTAAGGGTAACCAAAAGGTTGAAGAAGTTATTGCTGCTTTAAAGAGAACAACCACTCCACAAACAGTTTATAAGTTCCAAAAACTTGATAGAGACGACGTAATCGACATTACTGATTTCGACGTAGTTGTATTCATTAAATCAGAAATGCGCGTAATGCTTAATGAAGAATTAGCAAGAGCATTCTTAATTGGTGATGGTAGATCAAATGACAGCGATGACAAGATCGATCCATTACACATTAGACCAATCTATGGTGACAATGCTGTTTACACAGTATCAAGAGTATTAACTCCTGCTGCAAATGCAACAGCTGCACAAAAAGCTAAAGCATTCATCCAAGACATCGTTCGTTCAAGAAAGCTTTATAAAGGTTCTGGTAACCCATCATTATTCACAACTGAAGATCAATTAGTTGAAATGTTATTACTTGAAGATACAAACGGAAGAGTAATCTACGAAACAATCGACAAGTTAAAGACTGCTCTACGTGTAAAAGACATCATCACAGTTCCAGTAATGGAAGGTGTCAATAGAGTCGTTGCAGATGATCAATTCGACTTACTTGGTATCCTTGTAAATCTTACTGACTATAATGTTGGTGCAGATAAGGGCGGTCAAGTATCAATGTTTGAAGACTTTGATTTAAACTTCAACAAACATGAATACCTAATCGAAACTCGTTGTTCAGGCGCATTGAAGAAACCTTACAGTGCAATCGTATACGAATCTAAAGGCTCAGTAGTTCAAGGCTAAAGATAGTTTAGGTAAACTTCAAAATGGGAAAATATAATGGGTTTATAGGGTATGGTGTAACATCCGAAAAAAAACCCGGTGTCCATCGAACCATCATAACAGAACGCGAGGTTTTCGGAGATTCTATTATTAATAATAAAAAATCTGAAAATCCTGGCCAAGTAAATGACAACATGGTTGTTAATAAACAAATAAGTTTCTTAGCTGACCCGTATGCCCTGCATAATTTTCATCTCATTAAATATGCCACATACTTGGGGACTAAATGGAAGGTTGTATCCGTTTCCGAACAGTTCCCAAGATTGGTATTGACCCTAGGGGGTGTGTATAATGATGAATGATGGCAGGCTTAAACTGCATGCGGATTTACTTCAAATCCTAGGATCTAACAACGTCTATTTTCAGCCCCCTGAGTCAACTAAAATTACATACCCAGCGATTATATACTCAAGATCGGACATAGAAAAAACTCATGCAGCCGACAACGTATATGGTCAAAATATTAAATACAAAGTTACTGTTGTGGATCATGATCCAGATAGTGAAATAGTAGAGAGATTGTTGGCTTTTAAATTTGCAGTGTTCGATAGACACTTTGTAGTCAATGGATTAAACCACGATCAATTTACAGTTAGTTACATAAAATAATAAAATACAAAGGAGAATAACAATATGCCTAAATTAGTTTGGGATAAATCAGGAGAAAGATTCTGGGAAACAGGCGTTTCCAAGGGTGTCTTATTTCCTATGTCAGCTGTTCAAGGAGTATATGGTAATGGTGTTGTTTGGAACGGTCTAGTAAACGTTACTCAAAGTCCAACAGGCGCTGAACCATCTGCTATTTACGCGGATAATATTAAATATTTAAATCTAATGTCTGTAGAGGAATTAGAAGCATCAATCGAAGCATATACTTATCCAGACGAGTTTGCCGAATGTGATGGATCAGCAGTTGCTGCTCAAGGTCTAAAAGTCGGTCAACAACCACGTAAGATGTTTGCTCTTGCATATCAATCTAAGATTGGTAACGATGTTAATCCAGATTTGGGTTACAAGATTCATATCATTTATGGATGTTTAGCCGGCCCAAGTGAAAAATCACACGACACAGTTAATGATAGCCCAGAAGCTATGACATTCAGTTGGGATGTAACAACTACTCCAGTCGAATTAGTAGGTTTCAAACCAACAGCATCTTTGGAAATCGACTCAACTAAAACTGTTGAGGCTAATCTTGCAGCATTAGAAGCAATTCTATACGGTACAACCGAAGCTGAAGCTAGACTTCCATTTCCAGATGAAATCATGACAATCCTTGGTGCAGTTGCTCAAGGTTAATCGGATTAATAATTAAAAGTATAAACTAAAGTATAAATTAAATTGGGGCTGTGACATTGTTTGCAGTCCCTTTTAATTTTTTTAAAACAAAACCAAAAATAAAAGGAGAAATTAGAAAATGTTAGTAAAAAAAGTGAAGTATGTTGATTATAAAAATCAACCAAGAGAAGAAGAATTATATTTTAACTTGTCAAAGGCTGAAATTGCAGAAATGGAATTAAGTCATAAGGGTGGTTTGTCTGCAAAGATTAATCGTATTGTAGCAACAGAAGATGGTGAAGAAATCATTAAGTTATTTAAAGAATTAATTATCAAATCATACGGTATTGTATCAGATGATGGTAAGAGATTCATTAAAAATGACCAACTAAGAGAAGAATTTCTTCAAACAGAAGCGTATTCCGAATTATTTATGGAATTAGCTAGTGATGCAGATGCTGCATCTGCATTCGTAAATGGAATTATACCTCAAGTAGAAAACAAAAAATAATAAAATAAATCATTAAAAGGAGAAAAGGAATGCTTACAATAACTATTCCCAAAAGTAGATTATGGGATTCTAAAAAAGAAGAATTCATCAATACTAAAGAGTATACGTTGTCATTGGAGCATTCCTTGGTCTCTATTTCAAAGTGGGAAGCCAAATGGCATAAACCATTTATTAGTGATGATAAAAAAACCCAGGAACAAACGGTTGACTATATAAAATTTATGACACTAACACAAAATGTTGATGATAATGTATATATGGCGTTAACAAAACAGAATTTTGAAGAGATAACCGCATATATAGATAACAAAATGACAGCAACATGGTTTAGTGAGCCAAAGAATGGTCCCCAAACTCCTGCTAAAAAAGAAGTAATAACCAGTGAATTAATTTACTATTGGATGATAGCTTTAGAAATTCCTTTTGAGTGTCAAAAGTGGCACTTAAATAGATTATTAACTTTGGTTAAAGTTTGTAATGCGAAGGCTAAAGCGGCAAATGGTAAAAAGAACAGTGTTAATAAGCGTGAAATATTAGCAAACAACGCTGAATTAAATGCTGCTAGAAGAAAGACATTGGGTACTTCCGGATAAAAATTTAAAAGAAGGGACTTCGCGATATGTTAAAAATTAGAAATAAGGGCAATTGGGATAGGACCGATAAGTTTTTTAGGAAGTCCATAAGAATTACTAAAATAGAAAATATTACGCTCGTAGCAGAAAAATGTATTGAGCGTTTAAGAGAAGCAACCCCAAAAGATTCTGGAATAACAGCAGATTCATGGGGGTATCAAATAGATAGAACCAAAAACAAAAACGTATTAACCATAACCAATTCAAATATTCAAAATGGTATTAAAATTGCCCTTTTAATAGAATTCGGTCATGCCACAGTAGGTGGTACATGGGTTGAAGGTAAAAACTTTATAGGCCCAATAACACAAGAAGTGTATAATAATATATTAAGTGATACCTGGAAGGAGTTGAAGAGACTATGAGTAAGTTTGTAGATGAACGCGTTGTTGAGATGTCGTTCGACAATAAACGATTTGAATCAAATGTAAAAACAAGTATGAACACCATCAACGATCTTAAAAATAGTTTAGACTTCTCCGGCACTGCTAATAAAATAAATGGGCAGTTAAATGGTATTAGTACTAACGGTTTAACAACCGCTATAATGAATGCTAAAATGGGGTTCACTGCATTTGAAATTGCAACAATAGCCTCAATAGCAAATATAACAAATAGATTAGTTGACTTAAGTATTCAAATGGTAAAATCATTGAGTACAGATCAAATAGCATCTGGTTGGCAAAAATTTGGTCAAACAGCAATAAGTGAGGCAACTTTACTGGCGCAAGGTTTTTCACAAGAACAAGTAACTGAGACTCTTGAGAAATTACTATGGTATTCAGATGAGACATCGTACTCATTTACAGATATGGTTGATAACATGTCTAAGTTTACAGCAAGTGGACAAGGTTTGGAAGACTCAGCTAAAGCAATGATGGGTATAGCAAACTGGGCAGCATTATCAGGACAAAATGCCGGAGTAGCAAGTAGAGCAATGTATCAACTTTCGCAAGCAATGGCAGCAGGAACAGTTAGACTTATGGATTATAAATCAATCCAAAATGCTAACATGGATACACAAGAATTTAGACAAACTGTTCTGGATACTGCAGTTGCAATGGGACAGTTAATACAAAATATTGATGGTTCATATACTACATTAACCGGTAAAGATTTTAATATTGGTCAATTTACAACAGAATTAGATGAACTTTGGTTTACATCTGAAGTTTTAATGAATAGTTTGGAGAAATATTCCTCTGGTTCAGAAAAATTATATGAAAAAATAGCACAAGATAGTTCAATTAACACAGCTTCACAAGCTATTGAAAAATATGGTTCAGAATTAGGAGAATTTGAATTAAAAGCGTTTCTTGCAGCACAAGAAGCA